ACAGCTCCACTGTTCCACCCAAATCAGCGGCATCCTTTTTCAGCCTAGGATAAAACAGATTATACACAAACGATTTATGGCAACAAGAATCATCATAATGATGGATCAGGTGAAGCTGCCTACCACCAGAGCAAGCAAGCATGCAAACGTCAAAATAGTTTACAGACTTGTAGTAGTCTTTTAACTGAACGCTTGAGAATCCAGATGCCATGTCAAAGTTCGTGATCGAAACATAAGGGCCTTGCTCATAGTCCACATTACTGGCCGCCAGTATGTTTTGCCAGGCAGTGAATCCCCGTATTTCAAAAGTCTTAGAAATTCTGGTATCCATTGCCCCCAAAAAAAGAGCAGTCCACCCTCCACCGGAACACCCAGTAGCATAAAATGTATTATACGAAGAATGAACACTGTCAGCCCAGTTTATCGCCTTGATCTTGTCATAAAAAAACAGCTCCAATGGATTGTATGTGCCATTGTCCAATCCAGACGTGAGTATGTCATTGTGCGCACCGACGCCGATAGATCCGACTCCAGGATTCGACTCCCGGTTGTCTTGAGTTGACGGCAAGGCTACGTACAACACATCTACATCAGCTCCAATCAAATCTTGTATCATCAAAAGGTGTCCAGCTTCACTTCCGTGCCCACCAGAAACCAAGCATATCTTATTATGTGATCCGCCATTTTTCATTACATGGTAAACCCTGCTAGTCCACTTGTAGCCTTGATTATCAACCTTGTCGTAAACCAATTTGTCCACCGTCACACCCAATCCACTCAGAGCCGTGTAACTTGTCTGGTGCATCCCGCCAGTCCATCCTGCAACCAATGTATCAGGCATGGCGGTAGTTGGCAATCCATTCCCATTCCAGATCTCGGTCAGCATAGCACTCCTCAAAGATGAAAGTGTTGTTACATTTTGTGAATAATTTGGCCAACCTCTGACAAAAGATGAATCAATGTAGGAATCTATAACCTGCACCTTGACTTTTTTAGTATAAGAATATCCGCCTCCATTAGCGTTTATATTCAAATAATCGTACCTTATGCCATCAGCAACGCTATTGTTTACTGCTGTCAGATTCACACTTTGCGCTATGGCAAAATTTCCAGTTGTGAAGGTGAGGCTTCCTGGGGCTGAAAAGTATCCATTTTGCGACGTGAAAGAAACAGTCACATCACCCGTTGGGGCAATACTCCCAAGGCCGATACCAAGCTTGACGACACTGCCCCCTTCGATCAATGGGGCCAACGACAAATTGGTAGTGGTGTAGATTTTCTGTGCATCCGCAGAAAAAGCCACAAACAAGAGCAAGTAAGCTATATTTTTCATTTTAAATAAGTAAACCAGTTTGCTGCTTGAAGTGCCTGAATGTCTGTCAACAACCCAGTCACGGCCGCTTTGTAAACCAATAAATTTCCATTGCCAGATTGGATAGAGGTAGATCCAGTCCTTGTCCCTCCGATACCAACCCCGTAAGCATTTGCAAATCCAGATGGATTAATAAGATCGAATGAATTTCCAGACAGCAGGGTCATAGGGGTTTCTATCCCATTCACGTAAACCTTCAATATGTCATTCGTGAAGTCACACCTGATCCTAATATACACGGATCCAGTTATTTTGTCGTTAAGCGCGTATGCACTTTCAAAATCAGAAAATGACGACCCATTTAGGTTTATGTTCAACTTTATAGTGCCAGTTGACGATATTGATGCAGTAAAGTGCTTGGTAAGCCCATTGCTAATTCCATAGAAATATTGAGATCCTATGCGGCCATCCTGGAATGACATAGTAATATGAACCTCAAAATCTGAATTCAGGAAATTAGTACATGCCCCATCGCTTACATAGCATTTTTTAGTTGCATTGGTGTTTTCACATGCGGCAGAAGTGATACTTCCCCATCCCTCCACCATTGTTTCCATGACAATCGGATTGAATGTGGTTCCACTTCTGAAAGCATTCTTTCCGTTGCCTGAAAAATCCAATACCGTATCCTTTGTCTCTAAATACTTTTTACCCATACGGGTAAAATCCCATGCCCCACGGGCATTGTTCTTGACAACGGTATAACCGCTTGCGGCCTCCTTGGCGGATTGATTGCTTGAGGCGATTGATCCCTGAGAGAACAACACCGCGGGCAAAAGAAACAGAACAAAAAGTACACACTTCATAACTATGGTATTATATCTCCTGCCAACAACCAAGAGTTGGTTCCAGTCTTGGTCAAGGTGGCAGTTGAATATATTGTTCTTAGATTGAGCGCAGAATCCGCACTATTTATAGTAACTCCAGATCCGGCAACAAACGAGGTAATACCACTTCCACCCTGGTAAACCGTAATTTTTGTTCCGACCCCGAAAGCAACGCTTGAGTTTGGAGGCACCGTAACTGCATTTGCGCTGGCATTGGTCATGCTGATCGTCTTTCCAACATCAGAAATCCCCAACGTGTAAGATGTTCCAGTTTGGGAGTTTATACCAACTATTCCACCCATAACGACATCCTTGTCGGCCAAAACAACTTTTCCTGTTGATGTGGTTGCCAAAATACCCCTGTAATTAGTCACGAAAGACAATGAAGCGTATTGCGGCATTTTAAGCAGTGAATCCTGCATGTATGTCAGCAAATTTACTTGCGTGGTATCGCCAGTAGTAGTTGTCCTGACGTAAAACCCACCATGCAATCCACCTTTTACGCCAAGCGGCAAGTCCAAAAATATGTCCCCGCCATTCGTTGGATTTGTGTTGCTCCATCCTGGACTTTCAGGGCGAAGCCGGATAGAAAGGCCATTCTGGTTAAGTGCTTGCGAAGTACCGCCGTGAGCAGCAAAAGAGTATGTCCCAATCACAGGGAAAATACCAGAACGATAAAAATAATACCCATTAGCTTGAAACATTGCTCGTGAGTAGGTACCATTTCCCATTGTGAAATCCCTATTTGTCGCCACCCCTGAACCTGACTGCGACAACAATGTATTATCCCGATTATCCTTTAAGTTTGACCCCAACCCCAATAAACTTTGGCAATATACCGGCAATCCGAATTGATACGGATAATTAGCACTAGTGGTGGTTGTACCAAAACCAGCACCAGGATTAGTTCCGCCCCACAAATAAAGGATGTTGTTTGCACTACTATTGCCAAACCGAGTGTACACCGATCCGATAGGGATAGTAACATTTGAGGTGGGAACGTCAGAGCCACTGAAACTATCCGTTATATTCCCAAGTCCAATGCTTTTGTTTGTCCTTTTTGATATTTGGTTTGATAGGAAAACCGAATCTCTTACAGACTTTACGATACTGTCCCATTTAATTGCGGCATTGCTACCACCCTCTGGATCAAATATTGCAAACCGGTCAGTTCCCGTTATGACAAAAGGTGATCCTAAGTCACCAAGGGATAGCCCCAGGCTGTCTTTGGCAATTTTCTTTAATCCAGCATATACACCGGACGTTGCCACCTTTACGCTCCCGGCTGTAGGGTATTCAGAAATCAACACCCAGTTATAACTAGTCAACCCAACAGTAGAAAGAGAGAACTCCACAATACCTCCTGGAGCTAAAGTGTAATATTCAGCGCTGTCAATAAAAGTGCCTACATCTGGAGGAGCCATCAAAGTAATATTACCGGAGGTACTATTGATAAACCACCTATGCTCACCATAGTCGCTACTAAAAGTAATGTGAATAGTGTCAACAGTCCCAGTTGCCGTAGTTGTAATACTATCGCTTGTACAGGAAACTCCACTGGAACATACCTTTTCGTTCCAGTTAATATCTCCATCCGCGATGTTGGCTACTTGAGTCCAAGTAGAACCAACCCCGGAAAAATCAGGATTGCTACTTTTAGTGGCAGCCCTATATACACTACCATCTACAGTGTTTACCAATAGTTGCCCGACATACCAAGCAATATCTGTACCGTTGACAGGGGCACCTGCTTTTGAAAGCACTTGGTCAGCAGCTTTTTGGCTTAAAACCAATTCATTAGAAGCACCTAAACCAAGATCAAAATTTGTATCATCACTATTTAAAGTAGGTAAATCTCCACTACCATTACCAATATAATATTCACCACTTGCCCTTAAACGGATATTACTGGCATTATCAAATGTAAGATCTTGTCCACCCATCGGAACAGTTCTACTAGCAGAAGCAGCTACGAGAGTACCTTGAGTAATGTTACCCTTGGCTGCCTGAATAGCCAAGAGACTATCTGCCAAATACCAGCTATGCTCATTGACAATTTGATTATCATTGTCAGTCATATTGGCTGTCCAAGGAACAAATTTGTAATTAGCAGTACCCCTAGAAATTTCAGCCGCACTGGTGGGTACACTAGAAATTCCAGTTACACCAACATTGCTTACCCGAATAGTAGCATTGGTTCCAGATGCAGAAACAATAGTTGTGATATTGAGGGTGTAAAGAATACCACTATCATTGAAATAAAGTTTATCATTTACAGTAATATCACCTGCATCATACACACCACCAGGTGAGTCAAAATTTGTCACACCAACTTGCCAATAACCGGCACCGGAACCAGTCTGAGAAATGTTGCATTTTCCAGTAAATACTCTTGGTACTTGACCAAACGCGAGGCTGGAAATAAGCAGTAAGAAAAGGACTATTTTATTTTTCATTCAAATTAAATTTAGAATCCAGAGAATGCAAGCAAATAACCTTGGGCACCAATATTTGATCCAGACATCCTTATGGTAATAGAATTGCCAGTAGCACCTATAACACTAAGGAAAGGATTATTGTCCGTATCAATTGAAGCAGAGTTACTTGCCGAAAGAGGATTTGCTGTAGGGATACTTACCTTTTGTACTTGAGGAACCCGTAAAGTCGTTACACCAGTATTACCATCTGTATTCACAAATCGTACTGTGATCCAGTCAGTAAATCCACCACCATCACCAGCAGTTTGTATATCTGCTGTAACACAGACAAGCTGGGCTGCAAATAAATAAGCACCAGCAGGAATAGTAACAGTATAAGCGCCAGAAGAAAAGCTACAAGTAGTACCTGTAGCAGAAGCAGTGACACGAAGAAAAGAGCCAGCATTACCACCCGTAATGCTTACATTTTCTTGAATAACACTTGCACCAGAAAAAGTATAGGTTGCAGTGTTACTTGCATATGAACCTGTCACACTTCCAACAATGTCAACTACATTGACTATTCCGCTGGTTCCAAGATCTACACCATTTACTTTGAACTGAATATCTTGCTGTTTTTCGGTATCGACTTCCTGTAGGGCAGCTTGTACATTGGTAGATGCCAAAGTACCCGCTGGGGTAAATTGCACTTCCGAGGCAACCTGGTCATCTGTACCAGAGCCTCCAGAGGATAGATCCTCTTGTGCAACATAAAGAGACACATCATTCGCAAAACCACCATCTCCGGGGAGAGGAAGCCTATTGTATGACCTGTTATTGTCGGTCAGAGATCTTTGAAGTTTTGCCATTTTTTCAAAAAAATAAGGGGTGGGAGTAGACCTCCACACCCCCTGGTTTACCTGTTGTTACAGGAAATTATGCAAACGGAGCAGCAGCAGTGGCTGCACCAAGATATTCGATATTGCCAAAAACATCATCAGCACTTTTCATCCAAGCGCCAAGAATGTTGTTCAGGCCAGTTACAGTCGTAGAAGCCGTAGTAGCCACAGTGTAGCCACCAGCCGCAGAAACAACTGCCGTGGGGTTGGAAATAGCACAGGGAAGTGCAATAACCACTTTACGAGCATGCTTGGTATCACTGTTCAGCGATTCCGTAATGTCTTCTGCCGAGATAACCGTAATAGCATAGTTCAACGTTTCATCCACATAGGAAGGAGCTTGAACAAATGGCATCCCGTTGACATACTCGTTTTGATAGCCAAATTGCATTTGACGAGCCCTTTTCTCAAACATCAGTTTTACTTGGCGACCATAACCAAACCCTTCAAAAGCAGGGCAAGCTTTGGTTGCAGTGAAAACAAGACTGTTATTGAAACCAAGGTTCTTCAAGGCAACCCTACGTTCCACAACGTAGTCAGAAGCTTCCGTAAGAGCCTGGGGCAAAGTCATAATAAGCAGAGCATCCACAGTGGCTGCAGAACCAGGAACAACAGAGTTCAGGTTCTCAATAGTGGAAGCGGCTACGATATTGGTATCAGCCAAAGCACGTTGCAGGGTTGCAATAGCCTCCGTGTCAAACACGTAGCTATACTGAACACTGTTTACAAGGGCAACGTTAACGGAAGTACCAGCCTGAATAGCCGACATTGCCGTACCAGAACCACCTGCAAGCTTAATCCCAAACATGACAAACGGAGAAACACCCCTACCAACCACGGAATCAGCCAAAGACTTGATACCAAGGTTTTGAAGAATAAAGTCATCCGAATCAACTGGGAGAGTTGCAGGAGTCGTAATGGAATAAGCCTTGGTATCGAAATTGTCACCTTGGACAAAATCAGCCCTAACGCTTTCCATATCCATGAAGAAGTTGTAAGTGGTGCTTACAACAGGCGTACCAATACCTTCCAGTAGAACAGCACCATTCGTTGCCGGAGCAAATTTAGTCGTACTAACAGATTGAATAGTCTTGGCATCCAAATAAGGACTGCGTACAACAGCCTTGTGACCATTCCCCATTGCACTGACGGCACTGAGATTGGTACTGTTTGGGGTACCTTGAACCAGTTCAACTTTGGTAACGTTTGTGCTAGTGTCACCAGCAGTGATAAGCGTACCAGGAAGACGGGTACCATGAGTGTCTTTAGAATTGACACCAAGTTGACCAGAAGCGATATTCAAAGAATTACCGGTTCCAGTAAGAGACGTGGCAGTTGCTACAGCCTGATTGCCACTGGCTACGAGGAGAACCTCAGTAGCGATTTGTTGATTAGATGAACGTTTCGCCATTTTTAATTAGCTTGAATTTGAGCAATTTTTTGCTCTGTTAATTGAATTGAATTGTCTTTGAGAATTCTTTGTGCTTCTCGCACAGCATAATCCACAATGAGATCATGGTACCTAGAGTCTATTTCACAGTCAACTGGAGGTGTAGTAAGGTTGTAATACTGGTTACAGTTGGTTCCACCACTGGCTACACACTGTGCATATTCGATGGAATTGTAGTTTCCAAAAAACACCTCCTTTGGCTTCCTGATATAGTCGATCTGAATTGATGTGACAACAAAACCTGGAGCAGAATAAATGTAAAGATTCTGCGTAAGGGAGGTTGAAGACTTTGCCAATACGGCTACAAGCCTCTTCCACTTCTTGCTAGGTTGTTGGTGAAAATCGTCAAGGATAATGTTCAACTTGTCGTGACCTAAAATCTGTGTATCTGCAATCAACACATTTCCACAATTGGTATTTGCGACAATTCGCTTGATTCTCAAAAGTGGATATTTTAGAGCCGACAGATTGAATTGATAAACATTACCAGAGACGGTAATCGGAAGAAGCACAGGTTGTTCAGGAGTGGTTACCAGAAGATTTCCTACCATATCGAGATCCTGGAGCGTATTTTCAGGATAGGAAAATTCTTCGATAAAAATGATTTGACTGTTGTTTATCTTCTCGTCTATTTGATACGGGCTTAAATCCCGATAGTTGTTACTGTTCAATTTGTTGTAACGCTCCTTAAACAACCAGTGCATCTTCTGTATAATCATCGTGTTTTAATACCTTTTGATTTTAGTTCATCTTCGAACTCTACAAAGTAGTTGCCTTTTTCCAAAGAGTTTTTGCTCTCTTGGAGCATTGCATCTATAAAGAGTTCTTGATTCTTCCAAGTGTACCAGGTCTTGTTACCGTTTACCTGTGAGAACCAAAGGAACTGTCCATCCTTTCTACCAAGTACCCTAGAGTTGATACCCTGTTGAACCATATACTTGATCTGGAACAATTCCGGCTGCTCATAGAATTCTTTGACCTTGGTTCTGAAAGATTCAATGTTTTCCTCTTGAACTTTGCTCTTGGCCTTGATGAACTGGTTGATTTTATCTACGACAACATCATTGTTCAACTCACCCTTGGCAATTTGCAAATGGGAGAGATTGTCTTCCAATTGAATAGCCAAACGATACAGGTCAAATGGAGGATATTTTTTAGTAAGCGAAACCAGTTCAAAAATAGCATCATTGATGATAGATTCCATTTTAGCCCTGTCATGTTCAGCTTCGTTTTCCCTTCCAATGTACCAGTCGTGGACTGAATTGTTGATGCTCATTTTATCCAGAGCAATGCTGGACTGATTCTTTGCACATTGAATTGCCAAGCGTCCCCGAGATGTTTCAGTTGTGAAAACGTTTGAACCCTGCGTATACAGGGTAAATTCACTTTTCTCGATGTAGGAACTTGGTTGACGCTTTTCTTGAGTACCTGTCACAAAGGCCAACATATCATTCATTGGACGGTTGTGATAAGTATCTGGATCTTGACCATCCAGAATTTCATAAAGGGTCTGTTTGTCTATTTTTTCCTTTGCTAGCACTTTCTCCAGCAAATTGTTTTTATCCCATTCCTGGGAAAGTTTGTACTTAGCTTTCTGTTCTTGAACATCCAAATTGAACAAAGGATTCGAAATTACTTCTTCGAGACCAGTCTTGTATTTCCCGGTGTTCCTGTCAATCATAAATTTGATTGGGGTGTGACCAGCCTCCCTAAAATACCTCTTGAGGTTTCCCGTTTCTTCGATTTTTCCTTTAGCGCCTGTAACAACTGGGGTCATGTGCCTCTTCTGTACAGATTCCTTTTCAACAGGATAGATAATAACAGTTAGGTTTTTCATTCCTTGTACTTTTTCGTGTACTTTGATTAAAGAAGGTAGCCCCGGAATGAGGCTACCTTAAGAATAATATTTGGTAAATTAGGGTTTAAACCCTCTTATATACGGCTGAAAACACTTTCGACACGTCAAAAATGGCCAAACCAGCACTGGATTCACGATAAATACCGCAAAGTTTGCTAGTGCTAGAAGCCCTGCCACCATTGGTGATTGCACCGGTATGGATGTCATAGACGTTACCAACGCTGTAGTATTCTTCCTTCATGGACTCTTTCACCATAGCAATGTTGCTACGGGTCTTGGCCTCGGCAGGAACACCATCAACATCTGCAAGATCCACTACGTCAAACGTGAAGCTTTCATAGGTATAGTTGGTACCAGGAACTTTTTCACGATAGTAGCGGTCATTGTCTTTGGCTGGATCATACATGACAACCAAGGTCATACCATTCGTCATGCGGATCTCAGTGAACTGAGAACCCCAGGAAAGCGAGTTGGGATGAGCAGAGTTGGTTGTCTTACGAATAAAGAAGTCACCAGCCAATACAAAGGGAGACAGACCAGCTTCTGCATTCACCATACGGCTAAACCATTCAAGACCACCACGTCCCGTAGAAAGAACCACAGTGGGTTCACCGACACCGGTAACGCTGTTATAAATAGTAGCCAAGCGGTTGTACAGGTCATAGAGAGACATGTCACCAGAATGCTCAAAATAGTGCGGAGATTCCTTACGGACTTGACGCCAGCCAGCACCAACAGTAATTGGCCTACCAGTTTCCCAATCCGTAGTAGTCTCCAATTGACCACGTTCCATCAACATGTTTTTATCTTCTGCCAAACGCTCACCAAGGCGAGTTTCAGCCATAGAGATAAAATTACCATGCTTATATTCAGCGGCTTTGGTTTTATCCGCCAGACCAGGCTGATAGGTATAGCCAACACCAATTGCAGCACCATCTTGATAAGACTGGCCACCAATGGAATAACCCATGCCTGCAGTTTTACCCTGCATCTCCATACGGATGAACTTATCCGTCACCTCAAATTTCCGGTTAACATAACCAATTTGAGATTCGAGTTCAAAACGGTTAGCGAAATAATCGCCACCATATTTTTCATAAAGTTCATCACCACCACTGGTGGAGGCATCAATCACACGGTTGTTAACTTGCAGATAAGAAGGATCAATGAAGGTTACTTCATCACCAGTCTGGAGCTTGCAAGTATATTCCCAATCGCCAAAGCTGGTTGGAATTGGATGACCAATGATACGAAGCAATGGAGCTTCATCAGAATCAGTCTTGAAGAGTACTGGTTCATGGAACCAACCACGGTCAAGATAGATCTTGAATTCATTGTGCATCTTACCAGGTTGGGTACCAAGGTTGGCATCCACACGGGTAATACGGGCATCAGCTTCAATCTTGCCCATCATCCGCCAGGAGTAGCGGGATTTACCAGGAGACGTATAGTAAACATTACCTTGAGCTTCCGTAAGGAATACCCACTTCTTGTTGATACGTTGGTCATTAATGGCAGTGGAGAAAAGTTGCGAATCAACCATCCCAAAATACTCTGGAGACTGATCGCGAAAGAGTTCAGCGTGGGTGTAGCTATCTAGGCGAGAACCACCCCAGCCTGCCCTTGCGTTTTTTACTAGAGCGCTTTTTCTAAAAATCATTGTTTAAATTAATTGTTGTTGTTATGCTGGGATCAGTGAATCCCTATTGCCAGCTTTGTTTGCCTTACCGCTGATCTTAGCAATTGTGGAGGAAAGGCTGTCTGCTATGATGCTGTCCTTAATACCGTTCACTTTCTTAGTGTTGTTTCGAGCATCATATTTAGATGTGTCGAACTGTTTGGTATTAAAATCAAAAGTGGACAAGAAATTGAGGTACTGAGCGTAAAGGGCAGGGTCAGATGTAATTGATTTATTGATGTCCTGAATTTTGCCTGTTACCTCTCGTACTTCTTCTTGCTTCCTTTTAGACCAGCCTGAATCATCAATGGCCTTGTTAAGATTTGCGACAAATTCCTGTTGCCCCTTGAGATTTTGTTCCTTCTCGTATTTGGCTGCATCAATAGCTGCTTGTTTGGATTTGGTAACCTCTTCTTCCCTGTCCTTCAATAGACTCTTGGCCAGTCGAAGTTTCTGATCATCTTCCAATCCATCCAGATAAAGCTGCAGAGCCGTTGGAGAGTCTTTGTAAAGTCTGTGGTTTGAAAGTTCATTCCTAAGAAAATCCTCAGCCTCATCCACGTTTTCAACAACCGGGAGGGTAGGAGAGTCCTCGTCAATTTTGAGGAAATTCAAAAGATCCTGTCGAGTAGGGTTGTCTTTTGAATGAGCAAAAATCAATACGTCTTTAAAAATAGGAGGAGAGCTTTCAATTGCCTTTTCGAGATACTTTTCACCAAGTTTACTACCAAGCTCTCGAAAGGCTTCTACGGTTTGTTGTTCAGGGATGTCATCATCGTCAATTACCCCAAACTCTTTGAAAAGAGAAAAAGCTGCTACTGCGTTGTCTTCTTCTTCGTTTGTAGTTTCCTCTAATTCTGGATCTTCATCTGGAATATCGTCAGTAGCAGCAACCTTTTCAATCTCTTCAGTTTCTTCTTCGAAAATAGTAGGGCCTGCAACGGAAAAGTCCACCAGGCCATCAAGGATTTCGTCTTTCGGCATACAAAAATGTTTATATGATTTTGATTCTACAATAGCATTGTTGATTAGAAAATTTTAATCTAAGCACAATATCTAAGCTGGCTTTGATTTGGACTTTGCGGAGAGTCTGGCCAGGGCCAAATCCTTTTGCCTATCCTTTTCATTCTCAATTGATTCATGCTGCATCTTGAGTTGTTCAAGCTCTGCCTTGTCATCTTGAGAATTTCGATTAACGTCATTGGCCATTCTATATCTATCAGCCTCAATCTTGGCCAAAAGTGCTTTGTAGTTCTGTTCAGCTTCAAGATATTTCAGATCATTTGAAAGCTTGAGTTCTGCTTGATAATTGAGCATATCCAATTGAGCTTTCTTCTGCTCATCAAGGGTACGCATCTTGGCTTCTTCAACGGCTTGTTGCTGTTTCTTGGCTCTTTCACCAATCATCAGGATTTCCTTGTGAACTTCTTCGACAGATGAAGTGGATACAAGATTCTTGAGAACCTCTGAAATTGCTCCAACATCTTCACCCATGTTCTGCATAAGTGGCTGCATATTGTTGAGCATGATGTCGAAATAGAGCTTGTCCTTACCAGTGTTGTACACGTAAAGTCCAATGTCTTCCAGTTTATCAAGAGTGGCTGGAGTAATCTTTAGGGTCTCAACGGAGCCATTTGGAAGCACGTATTGTAAAGAATGCTCTCGAATATCACCATCTTCAAATACCTTCTTGATCCAAACTTTCAGGTTGTACAGATGCTCATTGAGGGTATCTTGCCACACCTTGTCGTGGTAGAAGAAATAGGTCTGGGTTGAGAGAGAAAACTGTTGAAGGTTCTGCCTATTATCGGTGACATTGGTACCAGGGGAAGTCGCACCTTCTCTTTGAGGGCCAACACCCATAGCCATACCCACTTTAATATTCACGGCAGAGGCCAGTTGATCCAGCATCATAATTTGCTGGGAGGTATCCACAACTTGGTGAGTGACACCCAAAGTCCTTGTAGGAGGTGGAGGAAGCCCGTTGGAGGTCTGCATAGAGTCTATGAGCCTCATCTTTGTTTTACGGGCTATGACTTCCTGGGCAAATACTTTATCCTCTGTAAAAGACGGATTGGTCTGTCCATCACCATTGTTAGAAGCAAGTTCATCAGGAATCTGCTGTACATCAATAATCTTTTCGTGTCCAACGTAATCGGCAATTTCCCTGTCTTTCAAATTCTCGATGGCCATGTATTGGAAGGCATAAGGAAGTGCTCTTTGCATTAGGGATACAAACCTTGCGTTCCTGGCATTTACAATACCGCCTTTATAGGTTAGCTCAAAACGAGTAAATGGATTCTCAAGGTTATCCGGTTGAAAAGGAACTTCCCTACAATCAACGTAGATGTCTTCACCAAGCCTTGTAAGCTCATATCGTCTTGGGATCCAAAGAAGCTCTGCTTCATGCGTATTGCCAGTTTCATCTGCCCACACATACTTCGTCGAGGCTTCGTTGAACTTGTTGGTAAACTTTACCTCGGAGGCATGCTCAGGAATAAGAGAGGTATTGCCATTCAAAAGAGTAGTAACTGGAATACCGTCTTCATCCTTGTAGGTGTAAAAAATAACCTCTTTGAATGCCTTGAATTCCATGTGAACACGGAATAAACTGGCAGTCCAGTTTATATTGGCTGTACCTCTGCCCATGTTCAAACCAACTCCCTTGTCGTTGTAGGAATAACCATATTCTTCGGCCAAAAGAGATTGCCACCTAGTCCTATCAAATACAGGTCTTTGCATGTGGTTTTTACCAACAATGGGAGTGGCATTAAAACCAAAGGTCATCACCTTTTCCAGTTCATCGTCGGTAAGCTTGTTACCATATTCCTGGAGAGCATCAGCAATGGTGATTTCATCACGGTACCAAACATAGTCACCCTTTTGAATATAGGGCGTATTTGGAGATTTGTTGAAGCCAACGTGCAGAGGATTAAGTACCTTAATATAAGGTCTACCATATTGCCATCCTGGATACAAATAAAACCTATCTGAGATAACTTCGTCCTTGAAGGTTTCAAGCTTTTTAGACTGAATGCTCTGGTCATGGTAAGTGTACTGCAGAAGCTTGTTGAAAGTAATCTCAGATTCCGAAAGGAAATTCTTTACATTAATATCCTTTGGAGCAATTTCAGTCCGTAGAGATTCAATGTAGTTGTTAACTTCCTCTGGAGCCATGTTCTCAAGCTGGGCTTTCATTTTCTCCACCTCAAGCCTAAGCTCCTCATTTACTGACTTCATTATCAAGTCATACAGTTCCTTGTCCTTGTTTCGATGTGCCTGTGCAGTTAAAAGAATGATCCTGTGGGTATTGCCCATTGAGAGCAATTCACCCAAGAGAACTTCTATTTTGGTTGGAATTGGGTTGTATGGAATGAGCTTTTCACGAGTAGCACCATAGTCCTCAAGGTTTCCGCAGTAATGCCTAATGTCTTCCGTAAAGTCATCTAGGTCATTATTGAAGAATTTGTACATTTTGTGCATTTCCTCGTAGTCTTCCACTGGAAGTGTGTTTGTAGATGGGATAAGCCGTTTGGCTTGAAACTTATACCACTCTTTGTCCTTTTTAGATTCTGGTACCCGAAGGTGAAGGAAATCAGTGTTCAGATCTTTGAATCTACTTTTCTTGTCTACCATTTCTTCGTTGTTGGAAAATTCGGTTATTGTTTAATAAAGATGTGTATGTGGTAGTCTTTTCGTTTTTCTTTTTCGTATCCGCTTGCATTCGGATTTGATACTCTCGTAGTCCAAGGATACACCCTCGGAATCCGTCTACAGCATCAAAGTTATCCTCCAAATTATACTGGATCATTTGCCGAAGTAGATACAAACATGGTATTCTTTCCCAGTTTTGACGGCTTCCGCTGTCTGGATAATTATCACTCAATTCAGTATACTCAAGGCACCAGTCGTTGATATGCTTTATCATAGAAGGTTTACCAAAGTTTGTCGATCCAGTATAATACCCAAAATCACGTACATTTTTATAGTCCATTGAAGACCCTTGCCCAAATTGGGGAGTTGGTGCCAATAGAAATGACTTGTGCTTCTTGATATAATGTGCCCTGCAGTTGGCTCCTTTTTGCTTCTCGTACAAAAGTCCCATCGGGGGGTTACCATACATCTGGAGAAGTTTCTCTTGAATTTCATAGTAGGCATCCGTGCTAACTTTTGCGTTATAGGAAGCTACAATCGTATTCCCCCTAAGATTGTATGGGGAGCCTGCATACTTCGGATTCATCAAAATGTATGTAGAACCTACGGATGCGCCAGGGTCTTTCCCATCGTCGTGAGGGTCATGCCCAATAAAAGAATACATGTCTGGTGGAATTTCCCCATTGATTTCTTGAGGAAAATCGAATATCACCACGCAGCCCTCATTGTTTTTCATCTTTGCAGAATCGTGTGGGAAAGCCCTATAGGGTTCTGCATTATGTAAAACTTCGTAACCAATACCTCTCGGTTTTGTTGGATCAAAATGAAGGCTTACAGCCGTCTCGAGCTCTAAGTATTTATTGGCAGTGGTAAGCTGCCTCTCCCTAATAGTAAGCTCTTCAACAGGCAAATAATTACCCCTAGAGGTAATCCACATTTCGTCGATGTAGCAAGGTTCGTTCATCAAATGATCCCGTAATACTTTAGGATCTTTTGACTCGGCTGACTTTTTCCTTTCCTTATTGATCTTACCTATAGCCTCCTCGTAATCGGTATTTCCATTTTCATCCTTGTAGGCAAAGTGAACCATGTAATTCGGGATAAAGTATCCTGTATGTTCCACTTTTCCAGACTTATTGAATTTGTGGTTAAAACCTATAGTATCGTAATCCTGGGGATTAGAGAAAACTTTTTTGGCCTCTTGGACAAATTCAATATTACCAGATGTGCCTTGACTCCAAGAGACACCATTTTTTCTACCATTTCTACGAAGTGCAGATTTGTTTGAACCAAGAACTTCAATATAGTTCTGTACAAGACCAACTTCCTCAACGTCTGAAAACAAGTACCTACCTCCTACTGCAGCCTGAGCACCGTCTCCTTTTTTGGTAGAATAGTTTACGTGAACCATTTCTGATCCGACACCCTCTTTCTGAAACTCGCCATTCCGTTTAACTTTGTAAACAGCTTTAAGCGGATTCAATTTATTTGGGCAATCTAAGTTCCCGATGGTATGTCTATAAAATGGACAAGGTGTAATCTTTTCTTTTTTGACACCCTTGGTATCATAGTAGTATTCAGTATAGACACCAAACCATTTAATAAAATCGGTATCCTTGTTATTGTTCTTGGCATTTTGGGACTGTATGAACTTGTCGTAGAGTTCCGCTGATTTCGTGGTATCCCCTGAACCTACTACCTGCCTGCATTTCAGTTTATTGGAAATGAACTGTTTGTCGTATCTTCTAGCTCCAGAGAAAACAAAATTATATTCTAATTCTCCGATACCAACCCAATACGATTTTCCTCCACTGCGCGAACCCATAACAATTGCATCTCTAGACTCGTTTAAGAAGATAGATTTGCCAAATGGCCCGTGGTGCAATTTTAGAAGATAGTCGAATGAGTCAATGTATTGTTTAACGGTTCCGTCAGGTTTGATACAAGAAGAGTGTAACTGATTAAATTTCAACTTACCCTCCCGATACTCAATTAAACTACGATTGCATGAGTATTCATCATCCTTTTCGAATCCCGAAAATCCATAGGCTGTCCAAGACATTGCCGCAAATTCCCAAAAGTAATCTACGATTCTAGGCTTGTAGTGCTTGGTAACCGGGACACCATCTATAATCTTGGTATCCTCTATTACCCCGTAGTTTCCAAAAAAATAAAGATTACCCGGCATATAACGCCACTTTCCAAACATCTTTCCCCATACACCCTCTATACACTTTTTTGACTCAGAAGACCAAAATTTGACATAGTTGGGGTGATACTTTGGAAGTACTGGAACTTCGGATACCAGGTATTGTTTGAGATTTTCAAGTCTTGGGTAGTCTGTCCTAACTTGATTGATATCAACAAACCAGGACTTCCCAATGTCTTCATTCATCGTATTCGTCATCCGGTAATTCTATTAAACCACCTTCCTCAACCAAGGAAAGCTCTCCTCCACCATACAGTATATTTTGAGCCTCTTCTTCAAGGAAGATACTTTTCACTTTTTCATACTGACCAAAAAGCCTCACAGCCTTTTCCTTGAGTTCAAGCACTTGCTTTGCGGTACCTTTTATCAATTTTTCCTGCTCAGTACCTCGGTTATTCCTTACCGTTACATAGGTGTCCAAGGTCAAGTCGCCAGTCATCATCTCCTCAATCATTTCGGTGAATTTCCGAAGCCCTCTAATTTCTCTATCGTAAGATCTTTTTGCCTCCGACATACAACTTTCGGTGTAAGCATTTAGACATTCATTGATTAAAGAGTCTTTGAAATCGAAATTAGGATAGTAGGAAGATATTGCAGATTTTCGTTGATGCTCTGGCTGCCTGTAAAATTTGTTCTCAATACTGCTGTCTAGGAAAAGCCAGATGCACCACATTTCACTAGATGATCTCTCTTTTCCTTTTGATGTGTCACGCTCATATAATTTCTTAAAAGGATCCAGATGAGCTATCTGGTAGTTTTCCTCCCAGAAATTTTTTCTTATATCGAAAGGCCCACTGATTTTTACGAATTTATACATCCCGTTTGATTAACGCTTTAATCTTCAAAGTAGTGGTAAAAACATTGTTTTCAACCTTTACCGTAACAGTGATATTCCTGTTGAAATAATACTCCTGCATTGCATTTGGCAACCTAGACATGG